CTGGCAATGTCAGTGGTGCAAATATCATCACTACTGGAACAGTCACCGCAGATGGCAACGTGCGTGGTGCAAATATCAGCACTGACGGTGTCGTCACCGCAGTTGGCAATGTGCGTGGTGCAAATATCATCACTACTGGAACAGTCACCGCAGATGGCAACGTGCGTGGTGCAAATATCAGCACTGACGGTGTCGTCACCGCAGTTGGCAATGTGCGTGGTGCAAATATCATCACTACTGGAACAGTCAGTGCCACTGGCAACATTGTTGGTGCTACTAACATTATTCTATCAAACGGGTTCTTAATCACCCCCGGTGGTACCATTGGTAACAACATACGCAGTAGTGGATTACTCAGTGTAGTTGGAACTGCCACGCTGGGCAACGTCAACACCGGCGGTGTTATAAGTGCTACTGGCAATATCATTGCTGATGCCAGCAGTTTCTTCATAGGAAATGGATCGCAATTGACCGGCATCGCTGCCAGTAGTTACGGCAACTCAGATGTCACTGCACTGTTGTCAAACTTAGGCAGTAACACAGTCAGTACCACTGGCAATGTAACTGCCGGGTACATCCTTGGTAACGGATCACAGTTAACTGGTATTGCCGCAAGTTATGGCAACGCCAACGTTGTTGCTAACTTGGCAGCACTGAGCTCTAACCCTGTATCGACCACTGGCAATATAACTGCTGGCAATTTATTAACCACTGGAACACTCTACGCTACTGAGATTTCTGCTGGAAATACCACAGTTGGCAATGTATTAGCCACTGGTGTTGTCAGATCCCTTGGCAATGTCACTGGCTCCTACATCTTAGGCAATGGATCGCAGTTGACTGGTATTGCTGCCACGTACGGCAATAGTAATGTGGTCACCCTGCTGAGTGCTTTTGGCAACAACTCAATCTCCACCACTGGCAATGTCACTGGCTCCTACATCTTAGGCAATGGATCGCAGTTGACCTCTTTGGCAGCTGCCAACATAGTGGGCACAGTGGCCAATGCTGCCTTTGCCACCACAGCTGGCACAGCAACCACTGCTGTGACAGCGGCCACAGTGACTGGTGCTGCACAATCAGCAATTACTAGTGTTGGCACACTCACAAGTTTGAGTGTCACAGGTAACACTGCCACAGGCGGTGTGCTCACAGACAACTATCGCTATGCCAACGGCACACCCATATCATTTGCTGGCACGTATGGCAATGCCAATGTTGTTGCTAACTTGGCAGCACTGAGTTCTAATCCAGTGTCAACAACTGGCAATGTAACTGCTGGATACTTTGTCGGTAACGGATCCACATTATCCAACGTTGTTACCAGTGTGAATGGAAGCACCGGTGCTGTGCAAGTGCAAGAACTGTATGATACTCGCACTAGTTTATATGTTATCCCTTCAGCTATAGTACATAATCCATTAGTGTTTAGATACTTGCAGAGCGGCTATGTGGGAGATGCCTGGACCAGCACTGGGTTTAACTTAACTGGCATGACAGTGACCAATTTCCAGTCCATTCCGAACTTCGCCCCCGACTTTTGGAGTGTGAGTTTTCAGTTGGAATTCAGTCAAGCATTTTTTGACACTTACGCCCCGGGGTACACACCAAACAGTTTAAGAATGGTTCAAGTTTCACTAAACGGACCAGACCAGCTCGGCAACTACTGGCTTGGATTACCCAACACTGCAAATTGGACCAGTGGCGGTGACACCGCCACTGGGGTTACTTTCACATATCCATTTACTCCTACCCCTGGCCTAACAGTTGCCAAAGCACTTTTTAACTTTCACACAGGTGCAGATGAAATTGTATTTGTTGGCAGCGTGTTCAGCCCGGCAGCATGGCCGACTTACTTGTATTTAAAAATTTGGGTAGCAGACTAATTATGACAACAACAACTTATCACCTTGTACACAACGATCAATTCATTGATCAAGACACCAACCGGGATGCATTACTTGTGCGATTGCAGGCACTGACCAAAGCCAATCCCAATAATCGTTACAGCATAGCTGTAGAAGTGCCGGACAATCCAGTACCGCCTGAAGCTGATAATTTAACCAGTACATAAACATGCTAAATACACCAACAAACTAGGATAAACGAATGTCATCAAACATCAACCCAAACAACATCGACGGCACATACCCAGTGGCCGGGCAAGACAACAATTCGCAAGGTTTTCGTGACAATTTCACCAACACCAAGACCAATTTTCAGTTTGCCGCTGATGAAATCAACGACTTGCAGGCCAAAGTTGTGCTCAAGGCAGCACTCACAGGAACCACTCTTGACAACGACATGAACGGGTCAATCCTGAGCAATGCGCAATTGCAAGACATGTCCTTAACTCGGGTTGCATTAGGCACACTGACTGGATCAGTTGGTATTAACTATGTTGCCGGAAATTATCAAACTGTGACCACTGGTGGTAACATCAGTCTTGCATTCACTAACTTTTCGCCAGCTGGAACACTGAGTTTTGTCACTGTGCGTGTTACTGTGACAAGTACAGCATATACATTGACATTCCCGACTGCTGTTGGAAATGGAGCTGCTGGTGCCAGCATCTTGGGCATTGAAGGCATTTCTGGCCGTATCATTACATTTGCCGAAACAGGCACATACGAATTCCAATTCCACACAGATGATGGCGGTAACACAGTTTATCTGAGTGAACTGACTCGTCCGCGCAACAATGTTCTTTTCAACAGTGAAGACCTAGCTGCCAGCGCCGCTGCAAGTTTGATAACAACTACCAGTTACTTTACAACTGCAGCCGCCGAAACTGCAACACTAGCAGCCGGATCAAATGGACAAATCAAAACATTTGCCATGTACGGTGACGGCGGCGACATGGTTATTACAGTAACAAACCCAGGTTGGGGCGGAGCCGGTACAATCACATTCGACGCAGTCGGCCAAGCCTGCACCTTACAGTACATCAACTCAAAATGGTTCTGTACTGGTAACAACGGAGCAGTTTTTGCTTAACCAAACAGGTTGATCTTTACATCAACCTGTTGTACAATTAACGTATGGAACATCCGTTAATCCCCAGCGTAGATTTGTTGACTATAGACGAACTAGGCTCTAAGATATCAGAACTCAATAAAAAAATGGGCATTGCCCTAAGAATGGGCAATACTGAACTTGTGCGCCAAATACAAATGGCAATAGAAACATATCAGACCAAGTACACAGAAAAATCCACAGCTTTGTTTAATAAACAAAATGACAAAGACGGCAAAGGTCCCAACTTTGATCAAATTATTGACATATCATGAACGTACGACTACAATGCTCCGTTAATTTCCTGGCAGGATGTTACTACGACGGTGTATTCAGAATGAACAACTACAATGTTCGTTTATGGATGATGACCACAACAATGGATGGCGAAAGTCACAATGTGGCGTTTGATCGCATCAAGTTCTTTATTGATGACTCGTTAGAATCCGGAGTGTTTATCAACAGTGCAAACGAAGAACAATGTAAATTGCTGGCCAATGCCGGTGTTAAGATTATTGCATTGCCAGATGAACCGGTTGACCAACTGATTGGTATTATGCTATACTGTAAACTAAATGCCATTTGCGAAGATCGAATGGTGATAGGCGAAGTTGAGATCAGCAGTGAACTCGGCGGCAATGTGACTTATATGCATGGCGAGGAAGAATCCATTGGCCCGTATGATCAAAAAGGCTGGTGGCATGATTCTAATCTAAAGCACTACAACACTAAAATATCCGAAACTGAGAATATTATGAGTTTGGGTGCTGTTTCGTCCTGGAGAGAATTGAATCTACAATGGCCCGAAGAAGATGATGCAGGCCCCGAAGACACTGGTAACACTATTGTGTTTGTTAATTTTGGTAAAGATGAAGCAAAATAATTTTGGTGAGTTAATTTACACAGAAGATGATGTGTGTGATCTCATAATGAAAGGTCGCACTGCCACTGATCTAGCCGGTCTAATTACGGATTCTTCTGTTGAATTAAAGTACCTAGCTGAAGTATTAGACTCTGTGCCCGAATGGCACAATGAACCAACAAGAACAATCGATCCTGCGGAGTTTCATACCCAGCAACAAGCAGCCTGGCACATGCCCACGCAGTACAAGAACATGGACATTGCGGCACACGTACTGGGACTATGCACTAGCGAAGCAGAATTACAACGCTGTGGCAAAGAGTTGTTGCTGTACCAGGAACGTGGACTATTTGATCTGTTGCGTTTTATGGCGTATATGGTTGACGTCATGACAGAGCACAACATAGTATGGGGTGTGGGACGTGGATCCAGTGTAGCAAGTTATGTACTTTTTAAACTAAAGGTACACCAAATTGACAGCATATACTATAATTTAGATGTGGAAGAGTTTCTGCGTTAAATATATGTATATTTCAAAGGAATAGTTATGGCACAAAAAATATATAAATCAGCTATGGGTCGTGTGGTAGACCTTGGTGCGCTGATGTTAGAAAACGAAAACGTTCGAGCAGTTGGCAACATGAATGTCAATGCTCGAGGCGACACTCTGGATAACGCCAATCGTGTGGTTGAATCCAAACCCAAACAGGTACAAAAACATTACCAGCGTCAAAGCACAAATACATCAGCCACCCCACCTACATCCAGCACACGAGAGGCCAAAAAACAACAGGCAGAAAAAATCAAGGCCAAAATTAAATCTGCCAAGACTAAAGAAAAAGTTGTAAGTGATTCTGTGCTGGATGTGTACAACGACGAACGTTTGGTTTCTGCGCATGATAAAATGCAGGCTCAATCCATGTCAGCATCATTGGCGGTTGAAACTGTGCCAGGAATTGAATCGTCAGAAGAAATTCCAGAAATTGAATCATTGGAGGAACTGGCAGAACTAGAAGCTGTGGTTCCAGAACTGGTGCAAGAACCAATATCGGTCAAATCTATTCCGCGTGGCGGGCTGGCAGCTGCCATTGCCAAAGCACAAACAGTCAAGCAAGAACTACTTAAAACACCACGCCAAATAGCACAAAGCACACCGGGCGTCAGCAAGATCTAAGAGGAACACATGAACAAAGCAGCCTTTGCACCTTATAAATTATCAGCCACCAGTCTTGAGCCATTGCGTGATGCAGTGATTGTCAGTGACATGTCGTTCGATATGCGAACAACAACCTCTGGTATTGTGTTGTTAAACGACAACGGGACCGGCCTTGGTATTCGTCCACGCTGGGGCCAGGTGTATGCAGTGGGACCTGATCAACAGGATGTTGCGCCCGGTGACTGGATCTGCGTGGCACATGGTCGCTGGACTCGCGGAATTGAAATTGACGATGCCGGAGTCGAACGTACCATTCGCCGAGTTGACCCCAATGACATTTTACTGGTGTCAGACCAACAGCCGCAAGATGACACAATGGGCACAGCAGAACATGTGGAATCCAAACATAGATTTGCGTAATGATCTTTAACCACATTAAAACGCTCAAGGCCGACGGCAAGAAAATTGGCATTACCTTCAGCACATTTGACATGCTTCATGCAGGGCATATTGCCATGTTGAGCGAAGCAAAAAATCATTGCGATTACCTGATCTGTGGACTACAAACAGATCCCACAATTGATCGCCCTGACACCAAGAACCGACCTGTGCAGAGCATTGTGGAACGCCAAATTCAACTGGCCGCATGTCGCTATGTGGACGAAGTTGTGGTTTATCAAACCGAACAGGATCTTGTTGACCTTCTTTTGATCCTTCCATTGGATGTGCGTATACTAGGTGTAGAATATCAAGACAACGACTTTTCGGGTCGGGACGAATGTTATGATCGCAACATTGAGATTGTGTTCAACGGACGAGACCATTCCTTTTCATCAAGTAGCCTACGCAAACGTGTGGCCGCTGCCGAAACATTTAAAACATTGACTGCTCCAAACTAGTAGACACACGCCGCCCAAGGTGTTATAATTGCTAACAATGAAACAACAGATTGCAATGATATGAAACAACTTTGGACAGAAAAATACAGACCAAACGCAGTGGGTGACTATGTGTTTATTGATGACAATCATAGACAACAAGTGTCAGCCTGGATTCGAGATGGAACAATTCCGCACTTGATGTTTTCGGGTGGTCCCGGCACAGGAAAGACCACACTGGCCAAAGTGCTGATCAATGAATTGGGTGTCGACGAGTACGATGTGCTGTATGCCAATGGTAGTAAAGAAGCACGTAAGGTTGAATGGGTTGACAAACTGATCAGTTTCTGTCAAACTATGCCATTTGGCCGATTCAAGATTGTGCTGATTGACGAAGCAGACTATATGAATCCCAACTCAGTACAACCTGCTCTGCGTAATTTGATGGAAGACTACAGTCACAGTGTGCGGTTTATTTTGACCTGTAACTATCCCAACAAGATCTTGCCGCCAATCCACAGTCGTTGCCAGCACATTGCCATTCCCAAAACTGATCATACCGAGTTCACTGCCCGTGCAGCCACTGTGTTGGTCACAGAAGGCGTGGAGTTTGACATTGATACCTTAGACAGCTATGTCAAAGCTACCTATCCAGACCTGCGCAAGTGTTTAAACTTGACACAGCAAAATAGTCAAACTGGAACACTGCTGGCACCCAGTGCTGGTGATCGTTCTGTGGGTGACTGGAAGTTGGATTGTGTGGGTTTGTTTAAAACAGGTCGGATTAGAGAAGCACGTACACTACTGTGCCAACAAAGTACTCCAGAAGAAGCAGATGTCACATTCCGTTGGATGTATGACAATCTTGATCTGTGGAGCCAAGATGTTGAAAAACAAGATCAAGCAATTATCATTATTCGCAACGGCATTGCCAACATTCCCCTGGTGGCAGATCAAGAAATCAATCTCAGCGCCACCCTGATTGAACTGGCAAACCTATGAGATATCTAATTCTTACCTACTATAAAAAGGCCAATGGTCAGACCGACGAAGTCATGACTGTTGCAAAACGACTCAAAATGAGCGATCGGCAAACGGCCAATGTGATCTTGGACTTCAAACTGTTGCAGGTCGAACGGTGCAGTATGAATGGTGTGCAGGTACCCAAAGTGTGGGACACTGTGGTCAGCTATTATTACCAACACTATGCCAACATCATTGAGCGATTGTTTAACGAAAACGGCCATCCAATTGACGTCAAATCGGATGCCCCTGCTCCTGCTGCCAGTTGACAACTGTGTGATTTTGTAGTATAATACACTATGAAATCAAAATACAAAAACCTAAAAAAACTAATCTTAACTGATGCGGATGGTGTCTTATTAGATTGGGAATGGGCGTTCAATGTTTGGATGCAGGAACACGGCTTTGAAGAAGTTCCTGGCAGCAAACTCAACTATGATATGAGTGTACGATACGGCATACCACGAGAACAAGTTAAAAAATTAATACGCATCTTTAACGAGTCGGCCGCAATTGGCTTCTTGCCAGCACTGCGCGATGCCATGTACTATGTTAAAAGGCTACACGAAGAACACGGATTTAGATTTCACTGTATCACCAGTCTGAGTCTAGATCCCAATGCACAAAAACTGCGTGAGATGAATCTCAACAAACTGTTTGGAACATCAGCATTTGAGCGTATTGTGTGCCTGGACACCGGTGCCGACAAAGATGAAGTGTTGCAAGAATACGAAGGTACTGGCTGTTACTGGCTTGAAGACAAGTGGACAAATGCCGAAGCAGGACATAAGGCTGGCCTTCGTTCAATTGTGTTAGAGCACGGGCACAACATGTCTGAGTATCATCCTGAAATTACGATTTTGAAAAACTGGAAAGAAATTTATAAGCACATAACAGGCGATATAAATTAAAAGTATTCTAGTTTATCTTCATAAATAATATTATGAAGATTTATCTCTATCTAAAAACACATGCCAAAACAGGCCTAAAATATTTAGGCAAAACAACAACCGATCCTTACACTTATCTAGGATCTGGCAAGAGATGGCGGAGACATCTGGCTAAGCACGGCAATGATATTATTACAGAA